CGCGACCTCGGACCCTCGGCCGCGACGGGGGGGTCGCCGCCTCGAAGCGGGGCTACGTGTCGACCCTTGATCCAACCTGGGATTCAATGGGTCCCCTCCCGATCGCACGGTCGGGAGCGGAGGGAAACGGCTATTCGGCGATTGTAAAGAGTTGGCACATGTTGTCGCGGACGACCTTCAGGCCGTAGCCCGCGTCGACGGTGACGATGTATCCTTGTTTCGGAAATTGGTTATATCCCACGGTGATCCGCACCGGGACGCCCATGAAGTCGATATACGTATAATCGACCACCTTGGCGTCGGGCGGCGGCAGCGGCCGGGTCACGCCCGCCACGGCCCAGCGGTGCAGGTAGGCCGCGGTGAAGGTCCGGGTCGGGGACGCGCCCGCGACGGGCATCTGCTGGTCGAGCTTGGCGGTCATGCCGTAGGCCGTCGGCAACGTGCCGGTCTCGCGGACGAACTCGGCGGTCTTCATGCCGGCGATCTGGGCCTGGGTCCACAGGCCGTCGCCGAGCATGGCCGTGTAGGGCAGGCTGGGCAGCAGCAGGCTCATGTTCTCGGGGTCGTCGGCGACCGGGACCTTCTGGTCGGCCAGCACCGCCATCGCCCCCAGGAACTGCGCCGTGGTGACGAGGTGGCCGGTGGTCGCGATGGCCGCGTTGGTGGGGAAGTTCCCGGGGGTGAACAGCCCCGTGACGTTGCCGTTGATGTTCGACTTGACCCCCTTGAGCGCCGCGTCCAGGAACACGGTCCGGACCTGGAGCGGGCTGTTGAACTGCTCGAAGTCGCGGACGACGTAGGCGAAGTACGGGTGCTTGTTGAAGACGATCCCGACGGTGGTGAAGCCGATGTCGGTGACGGCCAGGTCGCCGGCCCCGCCGTCGCTCACCGCGCCGGTGGGGTCCTGCGGGATCGGGACGTTGAGGGTCTGGCCGATGGTCGCCGGTTCCGGCCGGTAATCCCAGAAGATACTGTCGCTGGCCTTCCAGGTGGGCGCCAGGAGCTGCGAGGCTTCCGTCGCCGCCGCCACGACGGTCTGGTAGAAGCTGCTGATGCTGTTAGCCATGATTGTTATTTATGTATTCGATCATGTCGCGACCGGCGACGGAATGTTTATTGATTAGGTTTTTATTCATTTAATTTTAATTTATATAATTGATATTTACTCGTCGCGGATCGTCAGGGTCCCGGCCGCGCTCGCCGCCGCCAGGGCCCTGGTGTGCCGGAGCATGAAGCCGGGGTCCTGCATCTGGGACCGGGTGACCACGAGCCGGTCGGTCCCCACGTCCCGGCGTCCCCGGCCCCCGCCGTCGAAGACGCCGACCTGGTACTGGGTCGGGGGCGTCGGCGGGGCGTCCGGGGGTTGGGGCCCTCCCGGGCCGGCGTCGGGCCCCGCGGGCGGTTCGCCCGCGCCTCGGGGGCGGAAGAGGTATGGGGCGGCGTCCCGCGCCGCCGTCGCCCACTGCCGGATCTGGTCGGGGTCGGGCAGCTCGTCCCCCGGCCGGTAGCCGACCTGTTCCCAGACCTTCGCAACCGGGACCTTCTCGGCCAGGTCGCCGCCGATGACCTGGGCCCAATGCGCGGCGTGCTTGAGGCCGCGCAGGTCGCGCGCGGCCGCCTCATAACGCTCCCGCCACTCGCCCGGGTCGGCGTCGAGCCGGGCCGTGAGGTCGTCCCGCTCCGCGGCGAGCCGCCGGAGCTCGCCCCGGGCGCCCTCCAACTGGCGCGCCAGGTCCGCCTGTTCCTCCCGGCGGCGTCGGGCCTTGAGCCGGTGTCCCTTCGCCTCGGCCTTGAGGGCCGCGACCTCCCCCTGGAGGGTCGCGATCCGGGCCAGCAGCGCGTCACTCATGATCGGTGCCCTTATGACTGATGAATAATATAAATATTTAAATTAAATATATATGAATATAAATTTTATGATGAACTTTCGTCGCCCTCGTCGTCGCCCTCGTCGTCGGGCCCCGCGCCGTGCTCGGCCCATGGTGTGGGGGGAGGGGTCACCCCCTCCCCCGCACGCCCCCCCACCCCGAGCGGCCGGCCCCCGGCATCGAGCCCGAGGACCGCACGCTCGTACCGCTCGTCCGCGGCGATCTCGTCGAGCCGCTGGCGCGCCTCGGCGCGGGTGAGCTGCTCGCGCTTCATGAGGACCATGGTCCGGCTGGTCAGGTGGTGCTCCAGGAGCCAACCGTCGTCGGCGTTGCGGTCCGGGCCCGGGAGGTAGGGGTACATGTCCGCCCAGCGCAGCACCAGGCCGGGATCGGCCGCGACCTGGCCCAGCGCGTCGGCCGTCGCCCGCGCGTCCCGGTCGGATTGGGCCCCCAGGTGCCCGGCCCCGACGCTCAGCACCAGCTTCGCCAGCGCGTCCTCGTAGCGCGCGAAGGGCCGCTGTCGGGATTCGGCCCACTGGATCAGCGGGATGTGGTCGGCGATCACCCGGACGCCCGACGCCACCGACGCCTGCTCCATCTTGATGGTGCCGGGCGGGACGCCGACGTGTTCCAGGACCAGATCCACATAACTGCGGAAGTCGTCCCACGACGCCGTGACGAACGAGCTGTCGGCCTGGAGGTAGGCCGCGTCGGCGCCGCCGCCGCCTTCCCCGGTCGCGTCGGCCATCTCGGGGAGGCTCCACACGTCGCCGGGCCGGATGGGAGACGGGGGCCGGAACCCGCTGCGGACGTTCTTCAAGAGGACGACCGGCCGCAGGTTGTAGCGGATGCAGTCGAACCCCTCGGTGAGCCCGAAGTTCAGGCCGTCGTTGACGTGCCGCAGGAGGGACCCGGGGCTGCCGCACCAGAAGTCGCTCCCCACCGGCAGGTGGAACCAGGCGAAGGCGAAGGGGATGAGCCCGTGCGGGTTCTCCGCCTCGGCGACCTGCCGGTACGCCGTCCCGCCCGCCGCGTCGCGGGGCCCGGGCCCCTGCGTCACATAGACCCGCTTGACCTCGGGCGTGTAGAGCGTCAGGCGCCGGCGCCGGTCGAACCGGTCGATGGTCCCGACCGCCACCGGCCGGGTCGGCTCGTCGGGGTCCTCCCACACCACGAACTGGCTGGCGTCCCAGAGCCGGAGCCGGAGCGGCCGGGCCGGGTCGGGGTCGGCCGCGACCTGGATCGCCGCGACGCCGGAGACCACGGTGAGCCGGTCGGCTTCCTGCCAGAGCGCATCGGCGCAGTTCCGACGGTACACCCCCTCGAGCCAGCGCGACGCCGCGTCGTAGGGCCCCGCGGGCATCCCCGCCGGGGCCTGGAGCCGCCGGGCCGGGCCGCGCGCGTAGAGGTGCTGGCAGAGGGCCCACACGACCCGCTGCAGCAACGGCGTGTACCGGGGATAGCGCGTCGGGTCCGGCTGCTGTCCCGCGGGCCGGACCGGGAACCGGGAGAAGTCCCCCCGGTAGAACTCGAGGTTATACAGCGCGTCGTCGAGCCGGGCCCGCTCGTGCCGCAGGTCCCCCTCGACGATCTCGCGGTGGATCTGCCGGAGCGAGGCCGCGCCGAAGTCGTCCGTCCTGGCCCCCCTCGGGGGCGGGATCAGGCTCATGATCGTGCCCCACGTGTTGACCCTGGATCCAACCTGTGATTCCATGGGTCCCCTCCCGATCGCACGGTCGGGAGCGGATTGAAACGAAGCGGGATCAGGCTCATGATCGTGTCCCACGTGTTGACCCTGGATCCAACCTGTGATTCCATGGGTCCCCTCCCGATCTCACGGTCGGGAGCGGGCGGGGTGGCACGCCCTGAGTCCTCGAAGGGCGTGAGTCCGCCTCGGCGCAGGCCTCTCCCGGGGCTGAGGCCCACGCCCTTCGAGGACTCAGGGCGTGCCACCTCGCCGATACTTGATCAAACTAAACATCATTCGGGGTACGCGAACAGTTGACAGAGGCAGTCGGCGAGGTCCGGGGACCGTCGCAGGCGTCGGGCGTACTCGTGCTTGGATTCGAGCTGGATCCGGCCCCGCTCGTCGAGGGTGTACCGGAGCCCCGCCAGCTCGTCGCGCGCGGCGTGCAGGACCTCCGGCGGGATCGCGAAGGGGGCCTGGGGCACCGGGCCCGAGGCCCCCGGCACGGTGCGGCCCGGGTCGAGGCGCCGCCGCAGGCCCCAGGCGGCGGCGGCGCGGAAGTTGGCGAACTTGGGGCCCCCGTCCCTGCCGCCGCGGTAGGGCCGGGCGTCGTGGAGGCCCTCGGCCTGGAGCCGGTTGGCGAAGTCGGCCCCGATCCCTTCCGCGTCCCAACTGATCCGGTGCCCGTCGACGTGGTGGCGCCGCGCCAGGAGGCCGGCCCGGGTCGCGGTCTGTTCCAGGGACCAGGTGTTCGACCACTCGCCGGCGAGGACCCCGTGGTCGTCGGCGACCAGCACCACGGAGCGATCCCCCCCGGCGCCGAGGGCCAGGTCGATCGCCATCCGGGCCGGGCCGTGCGGCACGTACGGCGCCGCGCCGGCCCGGTCGATCCAGCTGAGCGGTACGACGCTGTCGGCGCCCGCGTCGGGGAAGCGGCCGAGGACGTGGCAGGTCCACCAGAGCGAGCCCTCGCCGTAGTCGGCCCGGGCCTTCGCCAGCCACGTCCGGTCGGCGAGGCCCCAGGGGCTGCGCGCGCGCCCGATGTGGGGGCTCTCCAGGCTCGAGATCGGGATCAGGTTGGCCAGCGGGTGGCGGCCGGAGCGGGCGGCCTCGCAGCGCTCGAAGAAGAACCCCGAGGGCCGCAGGGGGTTGCCCAGCCAGAGCTCGCGGGACGGGTTCAAGCTGCAGATCGCCTCGGCGATCTCGTCGAGGATCCCCGACGCCTCATCGCCGATCGCCAGGAGGTCCCGGGCGTGGTGGCCGCTGAGCCGCTCCACCCGGGTGGTCGAGTAGGCCAGCGCCTGCCATCCGGCCCCGAGCTCGACCTTGAGCGGGGACGCCAGCAGGCGGCCCCCGAGGGGGATCCGCGCGCCGCGATAGGCCCGCTCCACCTCCTTCCACAGCACCTCCTCGAGCTGGACCTGGGAGGGGGCCGTGGCCACGACCAGGCTGCCGGGATACGCGATCAGGAACCAGTGCAAGAGGCCCGCGGCGACATAGGACTTGCCCACGCCGTTGCCGCTGGGGACCAGCGTGACGGGCCGCTCGACGACGGACCGGCAGATCTCGCGCTGGCGGTGCCAGTAGGCCCCGCGCCCGAGCACGGTGGTGTTGAACCGGGCCGGGTCGTCGCGACACGCGCGGAGCTCGGCCCCGGCCACGTCCCGGTAGCTCACGTTCCCATCGTTTCCATCGAATTATGCGGATACAATGAATTTTGTGCACCGATCCGCTGATTTGAAATTTGAAACCTCAAATGTGAGATCCGGACGAGGTGCACAAGAGACCCGGGATGCGTCTTACAGGTCCGATCCGGGGTCGACGCGCGGGGCCCGATCCGGAGGCCCCGCCTCCTCATGTCCCCGGGCCGCGTCGAGGAGCTGGCGGGCGAGGTCGGCCGCGGTCTCGACCGTCTCGTGCGGCCGGCCCGCCGCCCACTTCGCCCGGTCGAGGGCGAGCTTCTCCTCGAGGATGTCGGTGCGGTCGCACGCGACGAGGGCCCGCAGGATCGCCATCAGGTCGCGGGGCGTCAGGTCGGGGGCTTCGAGCAGGGCGGCGACCCGGCCGAGGGCGGCGGCCCGGGTCTCGTCCGGCACCTTCCAGCCCCGCTCCGCGGCCGGTCCGATCCGCCCCCCGGGGAGGTCCTGCGTCCCTCCCGAGCGGGCGCGCGGGGCCCGGCCCTCCTCGAGGGCGGGATCAGGCTCAGGATCGTGTCCCACGTGTTGACCCCGGATCCGACCCGTGATTCCCTGGGTCCCCTCCCGATCGCACGGTCGGGGGCGGATGGAAACCCTCTACCCCTCTCCGCGGGGCCCGGACGGATCCCGCCCCGGCCCCACGCCGTTAAGTGGCCCCGGGGAAAGCCTTGCGAGCGATGTGGGTGGCCGAGTTTCGATCCGCGCCGGTCAGTCCGCCGCGGGCAGGCCGAGCCGCCGCCGGATCAGGGCGGTGCGGAAGGCCGTCCGGAGCATCCGCCGGACCGACGGCACCGCCGCCTCGTACGCCGCGCGGTCGGCGGGGTCGGCCTCGGCCAGCGCCGCGGTGTCGAGCGCCGCCCGACGCTCCGGGGACAAGGCCTCCCAGTACGCCCAGACCCGGTCCCGCTCCGCCTGCGCCCGGGCCGTCGCCCGCCGGGCCTGCTCCTGCTGGTCTTGCTGCGCCCGCGCCGTCGCTTCCGCCTCGGCCCGCTCCGCCCGGCTCCGGAAACCGGCCGGCGGCGCGAAGTCCTGGCGGATCGCCTCGGCCAGATAGGCCCCGAGGTCCTGGACCCGCTTCGGCTTCGTCTGGCGCAGCCAGTCCACCACCTCGACCTGGCGCCGGATCCGGTCCCCCGCGAAGTCCCGCACCAGCTCCGCGGCCACGGCCCGCGACACGCCGCGGGCCACCAGCTCCGCGGCCAGGCCCGTTGGTTCTGCCTCGACCGCGGGCGGCTTGGCCTCGGCCGGCGGCAGGGGCGCGGGCGGGGCCGGCGGCGGCTCGGGCGCGGGCACCACCGGACCTCCTCGCGTGGTGAACGCCAGGTGCTCGGCCCGGGCCTTCGGCCCCGGGTCGTATACCATCGTCCAGTCCGGACGGCCCTCCCGGTCGGTCGTCGCCTCGAACTCCACCCCGGCGAGGTAGCCCGACTGGCGATGCGGGGCGTGGATCTGCGCCATCTGCACGCGGGCCCGCTCCCACGCGAAATGCCGCGTCAGGGGCGCCAGCCGGCAGAACTCGGAGTAGGCCAGCCGCGCCCGCGGGCGGTCGTTCTTCAGGGCCGCGAACAGCGCGTAGCTCACGACCTCGTAGAGCCGCTGCGCCGCGGGGGGCAGTCCCCTGAGGTAGTCGTAATCGAGGGGCCGCGTCAGGGCGGTATCCAGGATCTCCCGGTAGAAGTCATGCAGCACGATATAAATCGCATCGGCGATCCTGCCGTCCGGCAGCCTCTCGCCGGTGAGCACGACCGCATAGCGGGTATCGCCAATCTCGATGCTCCGCTCGGTCCGGTCGGCGAGCCTGTACCGGATTTTGGCCGTGATGAACGCACTAGCATTTTGGTATAGGGATCTCTTCAAATTATTCGTGTTGTGGCTTGTAATCCCAAGCTCCTGGATGATCGAGGCGAAGCTTCCAAGTTTGATGATTCGAGGAATC